CATCTGCTAGCCCTAGCGCATCAATTAGTCCTTCAAGTTCTGAATCATTGTCAATGAGTCCGAGCGGAAGTCAATCTCCTTCTGCATCTCAGTCACTATCTGCAAGCCCTAGTGCATCTCTTTCACCATCTGGATCAGAAAGTAAAAGTGCCTCAGCATCAGAATCAAAGAGTGCTAGTTCGAGTGCTAGTAAGTCGGAATCAAAGTCATTAAGTCCTTCTGCTTCGGAGTCTAAATCCCTTAGTCCATCAGCAAGTATCAGTCCTTCTGCTTCGGAGTCTAAATCTCAGTCTCCTAGTGCTAGTGAATCAGCCTCAATTTCACCAAGTGCCTCTTTGTCCCCTAGTGCATCAGGGTCAGCATCATTGTCACCTTCAGCCAGTGAAAGTAAATCTCAGTCCCCTAGTTCTAGTGGTAGTGCCTCTTTGTCACCCAGTGCATCAGAGTCACCTAGCCAAAGTCCATCATCGTCTGGTTCTGCTTCTCTTTCACCATCTGCCAGTGAGAGTGTATCTGAGAGTCCGTCTCTCTCTCCTAGTGCATCATTGTCACCCAGTTCATCGGAATCACCATCAATTAGTCCTTCTGCAAGTGAGAGTCCAAGTGTTAGTCCTTCTTCTTCGCCATCACCCGCTAGCTATGAGGACAAATATGAATCAGTTGGGAATACATACTCAGGTGAATATACTGCACTGGGGAATGAATATTCAGACAAATATACACCACAATCTACAACTTACTCTGATAAGTACAAGAAATGGGACAAGTTACATTGATTGCCTTCAACTAATTCTGTAAGTTAATGTATATTTATGCCAATACTCGAAGACAAGAATTTCTCAGGTGGAATCAGTAGTTTTTCCGACAAAGGACTGTTAGGATCATTCAAATTTGGATCTAACCTTTCTATTAGAAAATCTGTTGACAGTTTAACGTGTGGTCAAGCACTTGTTGATGAAGGAATACTTGGCCCCAGCCATTCTTCCTCACCATCATTGTCACAAAGTCCATCACTCTCACCTAGTTCATCAGTGAGTCCGTCACCAAGCCCTAGTCGTAGTGTATCAGCTTCTCAGTCCCCGAGTGCTAGTGCATCGAGTTCAATGAGTAGCAGTCCTTCTCCTTCAGGTTCACAAAGTCCATCTAGTTCGGTTAGTCATTCGCTATCTCCATCGGCGGGATTAAATAATGTATTTGTAGACCTTATTAGATTTTTTGTTAAATGTAGTGATGGTAATACTTATGGATTTGGAAACGCAGGAAATATCTATAGACGACACTCAGATGCTTTTTGGAGAAACGTATACAAAGACCCAGATGGAGAGATTAAGGGTGCGATAGAAAAACCATCTAGTGCTGGAAAAACATATCTGCAATGGGCTACTTCTACCAAACTAATGCAAAAGGAAATACCTGGTGCAGATGATTGGAGTGATACTGAGATAGTTGCAGAGAACTTAACCGATTCTGAGTGGCACACAATGATTCAACTTGGAGGGGCAAATATAATCTGTAACAAATCGTGGTTGGCAATGTGTGGATACGATGACTCATTTACCAATGAAGCGTTAGACCTAATACCTGGAAATGTTGCAAAAACAATGGTTGAGAGAGACGGTAGGGCAATTATTGGAACGTTTAAGACTGGATTTCCAGATAAGGGCATAAATGGAATGATTGACACTGAAGTACCTCTTTCACAAGTTGGAGACAATGGTGAACTATTCTTTGCAAATATGAGTGATACTATGCCAGCAAAACGCTTCCCGGGTGGAGGAAAAGTTAATCCGGGTGGTGTTACAAACGAAATAGAACAGGTCAACTTCTTTGAATGGGATCAAGATGCTCTTTCTTGGATTGACAAACAAAGTGTTGGAAATATGTCTCTTTGGGGAGTATTTGATGCCGATGCTGGTAAAAATGGAGTATACAGTTATGGGAGAAAGAACAAAGAACAGAATTTTACATTAAATCTTGAGTATGCCCTAGAGGTTGACCAGATTGGCGCTGTAGTCAACGTAGAGGGTGTTACATTGATTAGTTATGTAGATGGAAGCGATTTTGGTGTGAAAGCAGTAGATTCAGCTACAAAGGCTCAAGGTACATGGGAGTCACTTGAGTTTAAGTCTCCAATGAAACTTCCAGAGTCAATAACTGAATGGAAATATGCAGAAGTTTTTATGGAAGCATTACCAGAAGGAGCAAATATAGAGTTTTGGTACAAAATGAATAAGGTTGATGATTGGACACAGGCCAAGACAGCAAGTGGAGAAACAAACTTCTCAACAAGTGGTGGTAAAAAGGCAGTGTTCCGTATTGGCGCCCAAGGAGATGTATATGAACGAAAAATTATAATGAATCCAATAGGAAATTTAAGTCCTGAAATATTTAGAGTCCGCACATATTTCCAATAAAATGGCAGATGAAAAAGTATATACACAAGAAGTCATACAAGAAACAGAGTTTCCAGGTGAAACACAACTGGTAGACACTACATCTAGTGGTTCTTCTAGTGGTGTGTATTCACAAAAAGTAACTTCAGAAAAGACTTTTCCTACTAGAAAAATTGCAACTGAACTAATTGGATCAGCCCTTAATACTAAAAGTAGAAAGATATTGGGAAAATTTGAGTTTACCAAAAGTGGAGCTATTCAAGTTGGTGATTATCAAGACGCAATATCAGGAGATATTAGAATTTCCCCAGATGGAATAGTTGCAAGAAACAAGTCTGGTATTGAGACAGTTGCAATAGACGGAGATACTGGTGACGCTGTGTTTAGGGGGGTTCTACAATCTGGTACTCTCGTAAGTGGTTTAGTTGTAGTTGGAGACAATAGAATAATTATAGATGGTGAAAGTAAACAGATAATAGTTAATGATGGAGAGTTTGATAGAGTTTTAATTGGTTATCAAAAAGACGGATTTTAAATATGGACTATGGAATTAAAGTATCAGAAGATGGATTTGATGTCAAAACTGCAGACGACAAAAATCTATCACTAAAAACTGGTTTTTCACTTCTTAATGTTTGTCAAGAAGGAAGTTTGACTGTTAATGAAACTCCTGAGGTAATATCCCACAATTTAGGATACCAACCACAATTTCTTGTCTGGGTTGACGAAGGTTCGGGCATAAAAATAGATGGTACAGGACTTGCAACTGGAATGGATACATTTGGGACAGCGTTTATAAACACTAGTGATTTAAATATTTATGCAGAAGATGGAGATGGAGTTAGATATTATATTTTTTATGAACCATTAACTACTGGATCTTCACCTGTAATACCATCAACCAACAATATAGGTATAAAGATTTCAAAAGACGGATATGATGTAAAAACTGCTAATATATTACAACAAACATTTAATAGTGAAAAAAACTCTATAAAAATAGCTTTGTCAGATATATCTTCTCACACAGTTAATACAACATATAATTTTTTAGTTAGTCATGGTCTAAATACTACTCCGGGATACCTTATATTTTTTGAGGTTGATGGAAGTGGAAAGTGGTGGTCTGAGAATGAAATAGATACATTAAGTGGTAAAAATGTCAAACTAAATTCGTGGACTACGTCATCACAGCTTGTTGCTAGTGTCACATCTACAGCCAGTTGTACAGTTAAAATAAAGTACTATGTATTGGCTGACCCAGCAATATGATAGATTTCGGAATAAAAATATCGAGACCAGGATTTGATGTAAATACTGCAACTCCAGAGCAGTTAGCTTTTAGTTCAAAATATAAAACATTTAAAATACATGAAAGAGGAAATGGTACAGTTAACAGCTCTGTCAGTAGTGGACTTATTACTATTCCACATAATTTAGACTATGTCCCAGCATTTTTAGTTCATGTTGATCCAAGTCAGACTGGACGGTATTGTATCGCCCCCTATGGAAGTTCAGGAACTCAATTTATTTCTGCGTACGCAGATAGTTCAAATTTATATATTAAAGCAATAGCGGATACTTCAAGTAATGTTTATTACTTGAGTTCAAGTGTTAATGAGAGCATGGCAAGAGAAATAGAAGGTGCGGGTTATTTTGCTGGTGGATGGTCGGTAGGAAACGACTCATCTGATTACTATCGTTATGGTGCTGTTAGGTTTACTAGCATTGGATTAAATAAAGCTGAAAGTTTTTTGACTGCTACCTTGGGGCTATACGTAGATTACAATCAATACAGTAATGGGCCAGTTAAAATGACTATGTGGGGAATTGATGAAGATAATACTGCTGCTTTTAATTCTGGTACTCCCGCAACTGCCAGAGCAAAAACAACAGCATCGGATAATTATGAAGCAACAATATCCCAAGGAAATATGTGGAATATAGATGTAACAGATCAGGTTTCTGAAATAATTAACAGAGGAAGTTGGTCACTTAATAATGCTATAGGTTTTATGTTTTGGGATAATGCTACCACTGCAGGAAGGGTTTATGGACAATTAAATGGAAGTTATTCAAATACAAATTTAACTATTATAAAATCGACTGCAACTGTAGCAGATTATAAATACACTATCTTTAAAAACCAGTTGGTTTAAATCTATTGCCTTCAACTAATCTCATAACCTAATCTTGTGGTATGGATAATTTAGGACAATTACGAACAGCCATTCAATCCGATATTACTATTGGAGATGAGTCAACTCTTTACCCTCCTGCAACTATTGATTTAGCAATAAACAGAGCTTATAGGAAGGCAGGAGCATTATTTCCTTGGCCTGAACTTATGGATGCAAAGAAAACATCTACCCAAACAGACCAAGAATATTATGACTATCCACAGACATGGAGAGCTAATTCAATCTGGAAACTAGAGGTTGATGGTGTTAGATATGGTGAAGATCCTGATGGATCACCACTGTCATTTGACGACTACCTTAACTGGAAAGAAGATTATCCCAATAGTACAGATAAAAAGTGGGCAAACCAATGGAAAAGATATTTCTTTAGTCCAGTTCCTACAACTAATGGATCTAATAACATTTCTGTATGGGGAATAATGAATGTTGAGACATTGTCAGAGGATGCAGATGTGACTATATTCTCATATTCGTCTCCTGAGTGTAATGAAGCAATAGTATTAGAAGCTGTTGCTATTCTCAAGTCAAAGGGTGAACAGGAGAAGTCTGGAGAATTTAGAAGCAATGAAGCAAAACAGATTTTGGCAGTTACTTGGGGAAAGATCGCCAAAGAAATGGGTAAATATGAAAAGATACAACCATTTTTTGACATTCCTGATTATTTTGGTGGAAATGGAACAAGAGACATGACGGGAAAATTTAATATAAAAGTATAAAAATATGTACAACGGAGTAAGTATCGTCGATTATTTGAGTAGCGTAGGAAAGCCAACAGACTTTGCCTCTAGAGCTTCTATGGCTGCATCAAATGGTATAACTGGATATGCTGGCACAGCAGAGCAAAATACCCAACTCCTTAACTTGTTAAGGGGTGGTTCAGGTGTGCAACCAACACCTCAAGCCACAACAACTCCAACTGCAACCACTCAGAATCCGGGCGTCTCTACAACGCCTACTGGTGGTTCAGATGCTCTCGTCCAAGCCCTAATTTCTAAGGGTTACAATCCTACAGATGCCCAAAATGCAGCTAATGGGCCAAGAGCTGCCGAACTAGCTAAAGAATATTTAGGAACTGGCGGAAACACTGGTGTAAGTGGAGTAAATACGAGTTTTCTTAACACTCCAACTATAGATTTACCAAGTCTTTATCAGAATATGTATGATACTTCTGGAATATCTGATCTACAAAGAACACTTTCAGATCAGTCTAAAGCATTTACTGAGGCCAAGGGGGCAATAAATGATAATCCGTTTCTTTCTGAAGCAACTAGGGTTGGTAGGGTAGCAAAACTAGAGACTTTATTCAATGACAGAACCGCCAACATCAGAAATGACATCGCAACTAAACAAGCAGACATTGAAACCAAACTTAACATACAGACTAAACAGTTTGATATTAACTCGCAACAGGCTACTCAAGCTCTATCACAGTTCCAGACACTTCTTTCTTCAGGAGCATTAGATAATGCTTCAGGAGAGGACATCGCAAACATTACAAGGGCTACAGGAATGAGTAGTTCAATGATTCAAGCAGCAATTAACGCTAATAAGGCTAAGAATGTACAAACTAGCATTCAGAGCTTTGATGATGGTACAAATCAAGGTTTCGTGGTTATTAACTCAAATACGGGTGAAATAATTAAAAAAGATGTAATTGCATCTAGCAAACCAACTTCATCTGGATATACATCAACAACTAAAGACATTGCCACAAACAAAGAGAACGTAACAAATGATGCTAGACAAGGTGCTTTGCTACAAGACCTTATAAAAAACTATGCCGTAGCTGGAAGTGGTTTGTCAGTAGAAGACATTTACAAGATATATAATTCTAACAGCATATACGGAAAGGCCGTAGAAACTTTAGATCAAGTATTGAAAGGTCAGTTCTCGACAACACCAGGACAATAATATGTATGACAGTCATTACACCGCTATTTGCTCAAAAAAACACACAAAGTTCTGGAAGTAACATAATTACTCCCTTATTCAAGACTGGAACAAATGTCCCCAACGATCCATCAAAAGTAACTGTTTTCAAACCAACACCACTCAAAGCTCCTAGTATTGGTAATGTAGAGACAACTCCTCTTAACATTACTCCAACTCAAAAAAAGATTGACTTGAATAAGATTGGGACAAATTTAATTAGTAAAGTAAAAGAAAAAGCTCCACTTATTATAAAGGGTCTTAATTTTGTTCTTTCATCATCACGGGGTACAAATATGATTGAAGCATCAAAAGGATTTTGGGCAGAACAAAAGGCGGGAATAGAAAGAGCTGGTGGACAGAATTTTGAGGCAAATCCAACTGCTGAATTTGTTCCACAAAACATACAACAGGCAGTCGGGAAGGTTTGGAATCAAATACTTACTGACTATACAGTAGGACAGTGGATGGGTATTAACCAAACTGTAGCAAGTGGGTCTGAGGCCCTCAGTCAATCTCTGGCAGTTTCAAAGACGTTTGCTAAGATGCAGAAGTTTATCATTAGTAAATTTGATCCTGCACCAAAGATTACATTTCAAAATATAAAAGATGTTAATGCTGGAAAGGCGTCACCAAAAGTAATCAATGATTATAAAAAAGTAACTGCAAATATGGACAAAGAGGAACTTTTGGCATATGTAAAAGCGGCTGCTAAAGATGAGGTTAGTCCGAAAGTTTCGGTGAGAACATACGTAAAAGATTCACTTAAAAAGATTGAACTTAAAATTAAAGACATTACAAATCCTGGGAAACAAAAGTTATTAGAATCAGGAAGCAAAATAGAAAATATAATTCAACCTGGTGAATATTCCTCTCAAGAAATAATTGGTAAAATAATCACAAATGGTATTGAAAAGACACCAGAAGGTAAACAGCTTGTTAAACTAGCATCTGAAGCACAAACTTCAGGAAAAATAATAACTGTAACCCCTACCCAGAAACCAGTATCAAGGCAAATCTTAAAGATAGATAAAACAAAGTATCCAGGTATTGAATCTGGTATGGCAACAATTAGACCAGATAATACTGCAAGCCTAGATGTGAGATTTGTTAAAGAAGCTCAAGGTAAAGGGCAGGGTACAAAGGCCGTACAAGAATTAGAACAACAACTAATAGACAAAGGAGTCAAAA